CTTGGAAGTAGTCAGAGGAGACGTAAGTATTGGCCCCAATCACGATAGAGCCGTCTTCGACGATCAGGGCCATTACTTGTTCCTTACTTCTTCGATTCGGTGGTCGGCGCGGTCGGACTGGCAGTGGGTGCCTTGTCCGTTACAGCCGTCGGGTCTGTCTTGTTTGCCGCAGGGTTTTTGGGGGCGGTACCCTTACCACCATCTTCCCCACCTTCGCCCGCACTGGACGCAGGGTCTTTGGTACTGATAACTTCGATACCTTCGACCTTGCGATACTTCTCCGGTACGAAACCAGCAACGTGAGTGACACCGAACTCGAGCGGATCATTCGGGTCGAAGAGGTTCACGTTGCGGAAGGCAACGACACCGTTCATCTTGTCGGCCTTGGTGAGCTGTTCCTTCGAAGGCTTGCGGCCTTTGATGAAGTAGATCACCTTGCCTTGCTGTTTAGTCGCCATAGTGGCACACTCCTAATCAATTGAGGAAAACGGGGCCTAAGCCCCGTTCACCAGACGCTTAGCCCGCAGCGGGTGTAGTGTCCGTGTTGAGGACGACACCAGCCAGATCCTTGATCGAACTGTAGACCTTGTCCCAGTTCGTCGCAGTCTGGAGAGCTGCGTTGGTCGGAGCCTTGCCACCAGCGGCGATGTCCCACGAGTAGCCCTTGACGTACATGTTGTACGACCACTCAGCCTGATACGTGTCGACGATGTTCGTGCGACCGTTACGGGCGTCCGTGTTCTGGCGGAAGTCGTTGTTCAGGTCTACCCGAACAGCACCAGCCGTGAGGCCGAGTGTGTGGTAGACCGGATCTTCGACCAGTGCCGGATGGTCGAACACAATCAACGGGCGACCGAAGCCGTCGTTGACGACCTGGAGGTTACCGAACGTGAACAGACGCTCGTTGTTCTGCAGAGCCTGACCGTAGATCTGGAAGGCAACAGCCGAGTGCATCACCCAAGCGCCTACCTGATTCGCACGGTCGCCGAACAGGGCGGACGTCTTCATCAGGTCCATCAGGGTTGTAGTAGGCCCGGTGCTGTTATTCCACAGGTCGTCGGATTGGTTCGAGGTCGCCGCGAGGAAGACGCCGATGGCATTATTCACCATGTCGTCCATCATCTGTTCGGCGAGGTTCGCACCCATCACGGCACCAGCTTCACGCGGGTCGCGATTGATCCATTCCATCCATGCCTGATCCAGACGAATCTCGTAGGTACCGGCACCAACTTTGACGCCAGTCTCTTTGTCCATCGCGAGCGAACGCTGGGCGACCGCCTCGTCGGTGTACGGGTTACGGCGACGGATCATGTCTTCCAGACGCTTCCAGAAGGTGATCGTATCGAAGTCACCCATATGGTCGCCCGGTGTCAGGATCAAACCACCGTTGGTCGCTTCGTTGAACAGGTTGGTACGGTAAGGCAGAAGCTCCGCCATGGTACCGTATGCCTCCTCCTGGAGGACTTCGAGGTCGGACAGTGCCATCCGGGTATCTCCTGATTATGCTTCTTCGCCGGCTGCCTCACGCTGATAAGCGCGGTAAGCTGCCATGTCCGAAGCGTTCTTAACTTGACTAAGTTCTGTGATCGGCTCACGTCCACTGGACTTGCCGGATTGATGCTGGGCACTGCCCGACTGCTGTTCCCCACGACTCGGAGAACCGGATGCACCGTTAGCCTTGAGGACCGGTGCATATTCTTTGTCGGCGTAGAACTCGGCTTTCAGGTCTGAGATGGACATGGCAGAAGGGTTGCCTTCCTTGTCCAGTACCCGCAGCTCGAGTGCGCCTTTATCATTGCGCTCTGTAGTCAACCGGGAAGCGATCTGGCCCTTCATCAATGAAGGCGCCTTCGACCACTCGGTTGCCAGCGCGGCGGCCTTGTCGTTAACCATCACATTCTTGAGGTCGCCGTTCAGGCCATCGATTTTCTGTTCGTATTCAGTACGTGTCTTGGCGAGTTTCTTCTCGTAGTCGGCACGTACCTTGGCGATGTCTTCTTCGCTATTGCCTTTCCCGTCGCGCAGAGCTTTGAGATCGGCCTCATACTGCTTGCGTGTGGACTCTTGAGCCTTCTTGAAATCGGCGAATTCGTTCTTGAGCGTGTCACGTTCTTCGCTCACACGATCTTTCGCACGCTTCAATGCACCGGCCTGCGGGTGCTTGTCGAGCTCAGTGATGTCGAGCACGTAATCGTCACCGTCAGCCTTGTACTCCTTTTTCAGCTCGTCGCTGAGTGAGTCGTACTTCGCCTTATCGATGATTGATTTGAGGGCCATCTGTTGCTCCTGTGGTC